CTCATGTTCACGTTCCATAAATACAACACAGTCATCACCATTGTTAATAAATTTAATTGGGATGTTCTTTTCCTTAGCATACTGCCATACCATGGCGCACATAATCAGGCAGTTACCTAAGGCTGTGTTCATATCACCGCTGAATCGTCGTCCACGAACGGAATATTTCAATTTTCCGTCATCACAGTGTCCAACTCCCTTATTCTCAACCTGCATTTTCAAAAGACGCCTAAGTTCTTTGTCATTCTTATACAGATCAAGATATATGGAATGTTCCCACTGTAACATTTCAGCTGAAACGTGCATATCAAATTTGGTGGCGTCGAGGCCGATGCCCACAGGCCTTGCGAAACTACTCCATTTATCTGAAATAATTTCGCCGATTTCCTCGACGTTGTAACCTTTAATAACCACATGTTTCTCACCGAACATTTTATTAATGCTACGGTAAATGCGGTGCTCGATATGTTTCAAGTAGCAGCCGACTCCGATGTTGTAGACCGGATGTCTCGGCTGAATGCACCTCGGTGCTTTTGTTGGATTGACCTTCTCACATTTGACGAAGGCCGCACTAATAGCATGTTTCCTAAGTACGCCTTTCTCATAAAATTCTTCAAGTGCATTGTTGTAGATTGTTTTCTTCCGTCCTCGAAACATCTCCACGAATTCTTCGGGAGTAAGTTTGGAGGGTTTGGTTCCAAGTTTCTTCAACAAACCATTGCGAAATCCTTTGAGAGTGGCGAATGCATGATTCTTATCTACAGGTGGTGGCGGAACGAAGGCGCCATCAACTACGCAAAAATACATACGCTCAAGTAACGCTGCTTTCAGTGTGTCAATACTCGCGTTATTAATTTTTAAAGTCCTCATTTTCCCACTAACGCTAGTTACAACGTGGAAACGACGGACTCGGCAGGGCGCCTGATTGTGCTGGACTACCAAATCTGGATGCACCAACTCACTTCGGTGATCGAGACCTTCCAGCTCAACCAAGCCCCCTCAATTGGCTCTGACGACGTCAGCGGCAGCCATCTCAAGAAGATATTGAATCTTCTTGGAGTTGCTCGCTGACGAGTTCAACATAGCTAAGCCCTCAAGCTCAGACTTTGTTGGAACAAACACCATGTTCACGATCATACCCACATGATCTCTAATGTGGGATGGTCGCAATCCATGTGATTGCATTAATGAGACTGCGTAACGGTTAACGGCTTTCAAATTGCTCATGTCTCTAACTGGGACACCGAACTTGGCCTTACATTCGGCAATGACACAATTCATGTACCTCATGTTTCTACCCGCTTTCACCCGTCGATGTTGTTTGATTTCAACTTTCGTTTTATCAAGAATTGCAACACCACGCGCAGTTGGTTCAACAACTGCACACGCCTCATCATCGCCAAATACCATTTGATTGGTACCTAATTCTGCCACACCATCTTCAAGATGGTCAGTGGCAATGCCACACTGGGCATTGAGCAACATGTCAACCGCACGTTCGCTCTTTTCATCTTTCCGCCAATTATGGTATGTGTATCCTGACAAGCACCCAAGGATACACATCGGTACCAAGACACCTGCATGTGCTTGGACAGACGGAGTATTTAACGCGACTTTTGGTAATTGCATTAAAGGCTTGAGGACACCCTGGGTGAAGCATCCTCGAAAGAATCGTTTAATTTCTGAGTTTGTAATCATGGTTGAAAATTTAAAAGGGGGGGTTTGTTATTTAACCGATAACTCGGGGAAAGGTACAGATTCCACTGCTTTGTAATATGCCCCTCCAACGCACATTACCATCGGTTACTTCTAACCGCCTGTGTCACTGTCAAAATGAGGTTAATCGTTACATTTTGAGATGACTGGTCCATATTTGAAGGTGAACGGTATCTGGAATCCTCGAGCTATCCACAATAACATCTTTATCATCGACGTTATCCGGCAATAGCCCCATCACTCACACCGTGAAGTCTCCCTCCAGCTGGAAGCAGTGTCCACCTGACAAATGCG